GTCGTCCCAATTCGTTTCTGTGACTTCTGGCTTCTTGGTCGGCTGGCGTTGCGGCTCGCCGGTACGGGCTAACTTGCCCTCGCCCTTGGGTTCAATCTTAATGCTCATGTACTTATCGCCTGTCTTTTGCGAGGACTTAATCCAAGCCGACAGGTTGTAGTCCACGTTGTTGATCACCGCCGAGCCACGGTAGTCGGGGCGCTTCTCGTTGCCGTCCTTGTTGTTCTTGAACAGGACGCCTTTCATGTTCGGGTCGTAGTCAGGCACGGTTCTGCTCCTTTGCTATTTGAATGTACTTCTTGATGGCTGACCGTTCTTTGGCCGTCATGCCATCAGCGACAGCGATGTATAGGTCATGGTCAGCGTTGATTTGTTCGTGGACGGCCAATACCGCCAGCGCGATGTCCTTTTCCTCGGCGTCTAGGTCAAACGCTGCGCGGAACTGCTTAACGAACGAGTCACGCTTGGCGGGGTCAACCTCCTTGCCCATATCGCCCCTAGGATCGTTCGTAAAGCCCTTGCGGCCTTGGGCCGCTTCTGCGTCATCGTCCACCTGTGCAAGCCCCACAATTGCTGCTAATGCGTAACGGCGGGCATAAGTGATGCCAGAGCCTTGTGCTTGTGGACTGTTGTCTTTAGTCAGGATCGGCGTAATGCTTTTAACCCACTCACCAGACGAGTGAGCAAGAATCGTTTTTAGCACCGTTTGGTTAGTAAGGTCATCAAGGTCTGTGGTCTGAATTACGCACAGATTGTTTGCCGCTAACTGCTTACGGCAGGCGTCCCAACATGACGCAAGATCAGCGTACTTGGACTTGAAAAACGGGTTGCTGCTGTCTTTTAGCGCACCCGTGATGTCGGCTTGGGCTTTGCTTAACGCGGCGGCCAATGCGCCTAAGGTTTCACTCTGCATCTTCTTGCTCCTTTAGTTCTGCTAATGCCTTGTTACAGGCTTCTATGCGTTCTTGTTCTTCCAACTCTTGCATCAATTGGTCTTGGTGATGCCACCAAGTCATATCGTCATCGTCCATGACTGATGCGCTCCTCTGCCGGGGTGCAGCCACCGTCGCCGCACGGGTCGTTGATCGCTGCTATGGCGTATAGCGCCACAATGAGAATGGCTTGGGGTAACCAACGGCTCATCGGCCTTCATCCCAAGGGCCGTTCATCAGCGCGTCGTTCGTGGCAATTTCCTCAAGCTCAAAGATGGCATCTGCGCCAAGGTCGCAAATGTCTAGCTTGATGTCGTGGTTAAGCGATGAGGCGGCCTTGTCGTTATCAAGGAAGATGCCGATCAGGTCGGCAGCCTCAAGGATGATGCCGCCATCTAGGTCTTGGGTGTACTCCACGCGCACCTCAAACTTGTTGCCGAGGGCGTAGAACGTACCGAAACCGTGGAATGTGTCTTTGCGTGGCATATCTGTTGCTCCTGTCTGTGGTTTGTCAATCAACGAGGCATAGGATAGTTACCTTGACAGGCCATGTCAACCCCCCTATCCTCCCCTCCCATGAAACCGCAACAACTGATCAAGCAATACGGTTCCCAATATGCTGTTGCCAAGGCTTTCGGGGTTACGCGAGCAGCGGTGCAGCAATGGGTCAAGGCAGGCAAAGTTCCTGACGCGAGACGTTGGCAGTATGAGGCGGGCAAAGTCGCCCGTCCCCGTTAATGCGTTACGGAAGCGTTTGCAGCGGCGTGGAGGCGGCTACCGTGGCGTGGCATCCGTTGGGATGGCAAGCCGCTTGGTACAGCGAAATAGAGCCTTTCCCGTCTGCCGTACTTAAACACCATTACCCCACCGTCCCTAACTATGGGGACATGACCCAATATGAGGCATGGCCTGATGAACCAATCAACCTTCTTGTGGGAGGAACCCCTTGCCAATCCTTCAGCGTCGCAGGACTGCGAAAAGGACTGGCAGACCCGCGTGGCAACCTCATGCTTACCTACGGCGCAATTGCTAAACGCTATCGCCCCGAGTGGCTGGTATGGGAGAACGTCCCCGGTGTCTTGTCGTCTAACGGAGGACGGGACTTTGGAACCTTCCTTGGAATGTTGGCAGAACTCGGGTATGGGTTCGCCTACCGGGTTCTTGACGCTCAATACTTTGGAGTGGCCCAGCGCCGCCGCCGTGTGTTCGTTGTCGGACACCTTGGAAACTGGCAACGTGCCGCAGCGGTTTTATTTGAGCGCCACAGCTTGCAAGGGCATCCTGCGCCGAGCCGAGAAAAGGGGAAAGACGCTGCCACTTACACTTCAAGTAGCATTGCTGAATATCGCGCAGACAATGTTGGAGGAACCATTAGAGCAAACGGAGGAGATTTAGGCGGGGGAAGTGAAACATTTGTAGCCAAAACATTGACCGTTAAAAATCGCAACAATTTTCAAAATGACACATTTGTAAGTGAGCCAATTGCATGGGATGGTGAAATGAACCCATCTGTGAACGTGGCAGGAACTTTACTGCGAGGCGGTCAAGGTGGGCGGCAAGATGGCGTGTGTCAGCCGATCCCGTATGATTTTTTCCAAATCACCGCCCCCGTAAACCGTCAATCACGGGAACCGGGCGATCCGTGCCACACCCTTGCGCGTGACAACGCCGCTCACGCCACCATTGTTCAACCAATGGCGTTTGCTCAAAACCAATTGGGAGAGGTGCGGGTTGGCGAGGTAACCAACACTCTCAACACAAATAGCAATCCAAGCGGTCGTAATACGCCTATGGTCGCGCAGACAATGCAAGTGCGCCGCCTCACACCCGTTGAGTGCGAACGCTTACAAGGTTTCCCAGACGGTTACACCAACATTCCTTGGCGTAACAAAACAGAGTCACCTGACGGCCCGCGTTACAAAGCAATGGGCAATAGCATGGCTGTGCCGGTGATGCGTTGGATCGGTGAGCGTATTGCTGCGGTAAAGGCGTTATGAGCCGCACCGCCTATCACCGTGCCTACTATTGGTCGCGTATAAGCGAGCGCCGTGCGTCTGCAAGGGCTTCACGGCGTAAAGCAAGGGAGAGGGCAGCGGTCATCAAGATCGTCTGTCAGGCCGTAGATGACGCTAGAAACGAAAAACCCCCGGTTGGCGGGGGCTTGACGCGGCAGGGGGGCTGCCTTACGCTTAATTTGCGAGTTGAGCGTGATGGAAGTCTGAAGGACTGTTCTAGTCCTGTCAACCACCCCACCACGCCTAACCACTCGGGCATCTTGGTCGGGGAAACTACGCGCAAGATGACCCTAAACCCACACCGGGGCAGCCAGCCTGTGGGTGCGCGGCGTATCGTCGGGAAGCGCAAATGGCAACCGGAGCAATCTGGTGAAAAGTAGCCGACAGCAGGGTGGCTCCGTCAGTCATCTAATCTCTGCACGATCCACGTTAGGCGTACTCCGTCTCAACCGTGCAGAGTTCACCATCAGTCATCAGTTCTAAACCATAGAGAGGTATAGATATGGGAGATTTACACCAGTATTTCCCGAGTAAAACTGAAGAAGTTAAACCAAGTCATAACCTAGAACATCACATTCACTCCAACCAGAGAACGTGGGATGAACTGGTACGACAATCCCCGCTAAACCGTTTACGCTTCTACGACGCACAGTTAGCCCGTGGCATTGACGTTGATCGTGACCGAGTGGCTGAGTTGGTGCGTGAGGTTGGCCCGACTGCGGTGCTATCGGATAGGGATGTGATTGGCCTGATTCGCCAGTTATGGGGTGAAAGGGCGGTGGAGAAGTTGCGTGCGCGTGCCAAAACTGAACAGAGTCAGAGGTAATCAAATATGGTGGCAAATATGGTTAACCCGTTGCATCAACGAGGCCCGGAACGCGGAGGGATACGACGATACCTTGATACCGTCACCCCGCAAGAATACCTTCCGCAGACGGGTGAAGTTGACCTTACGCAAGTCACGCTTACTGGCCTTGCCGACTTGTTCGGGTCGGACAAGGGGAGCATCAAACACGGCTACACCAAGCACTACGAAAAGATCATTGACGATTTGGGCGGGAAGAACGCGCCGCTGACCATTGCCGAGATTGGCATCGCGTGTGGGGCATCGCTGCGGATGTGGGCAAACTACCTGCCAAACTCCAAGATTGACGGCTATGACATCCAGAGTGAGTGCGCCAAGCTCTGCCGCGACCTGCCGAGTGTGAGCATCACCATCAGCGACCCGCGCAAGGTGGACAAAGACGCCGCCTACGACCTAGTGATTGACGACGGTAGCCACATTGCCGAGGACGTTCTCGGGGTGTTGGCGCATTGCTG